AGTACCTCTTTTCCATCCGTTGTAATCCCAACGTAATGTCCAAGCCGCACCTTTACGTAAGTCACGTAAAATTTCACGGTCAATTTCTGCTGCCACTTGCTCAGATAATAAAGCTGTTAATTCAGCTTCAGCATCGATGTTGTGGAATGCAGAAACGTCTTGTGCTAATTCTGGAGACCATTGTGCTCTTAGTTTTCTTTCTGTAACAGATACAGTAACTGACTCAAGGTCAAAAGAAACTTCACCAATTTTGTCTTCGAATTCCAATTCTTTGTATCTTCTGAAAGTACATGTGAATGCTTGACCAGCACCTGCTAATCCAAGAATAGGTAGAGTAAATCCTGAGTAACCATCCAAAGAGCTAGCACCAATAGATGCAGGAACTTGACAGTCGATTTCTAAATAAATAATACCATTAGCATCACAGATATTATCATATGTACCACCATTACCGTTTGTAGGGAATGTAGTAGTTGTTTGTGATCCGTATTGTACGATACCTTTACCATATTTTTGAGTAACAACTCTAAATAATAAGTCACTTGTACCTAAACCTGAGAAACCGTTAGTACCTGCTTGTACTGCGTTTACTTGTAAATCAGATAAAAATGCCTCGTTGTCCATTTCTTGACCGTCAGGACCGATTAATTTACCAGCACCTGCTGATGTGAAACCAGACAAGGCGATTAACACTTTTCTATATTCACCTGCAGTATATGCTGAAGAAACTAAAGCTCCGCTAGACCATGCAACAGTACCAACAGCACTAGTTGTAATAGCAGTATACGACCCTTTAGAGTAGTCAAATAAACCAGCAGGATCTAATGTAGGTTCGTTACCTTCATAGAATTGGTCGTAAAGGTTTGTGTTTCCATAAGTAGAACCAGCACCGTAACCGGTTTGTTGAGTTTGTCCGTCAGCACCTGGAGCACCGAATGGTGGATAATGTGCCACTTGGTCATACCCTGCAGTGTTATAACCTTGGATTTTAGGTACAAAGTAGAACAATTTACCGATAGGTAAGTTCATTGCTTGTACAGATACTAAATCGTTAGCCAACAATTTAGAGAATACACGTCTTACGATAGGAAAAACTACAGTTTCGAAAGAACCTGAGCTATCTGTAGACGCTGCTTCGTTAATTAGGTGAGAAGCTTGGTTTTCATATAACTGTGCCATGTTCTCTTTGATGTGTCCTTTAAGACCGTCTAGGAATCCTAATTTATCCCATTTGTTAATTGTATCTTCTTTGATAACTTTAAGGTGCTTAAGACCGATGTTACCAACAAGACCTGATTCTAATAATGCTCCCATTTTATTTTTTTTAATTTGAGTTTATTTATTTTATTTTTGTCATTAAATCTCTCATTCTCATGAATTGAGGATTCTCATACGTTTTACTTTCAATTAAATTAGTTGACGAACCGTTAGCTGGTGTTTTGCTAACTTTAGTCTGTACAGACTCAGTTACAACTTCAGTTCCCTTACCGTCTAATTCATTTTTAATTGATTTGTAAAGATTTTTTGATTCCTTGATAGATTCTACGTTATCAAATCTTCTTAGAATGTTTATTTTTTCTTGTTTAGTAGTTGAATGTTCTGTAAACAATCTTGTAGCGTAAGCTAAATTAGAGTTGAAAACTGCAACTTCATTTAATTTAGTTCTAAAGAAATTTAAAGCTTTTTTGTATTCTTCATTTTTCTCTTGTAATAAATTCAATTCGTTATTTACAGATTCTTTTCTTAATTGGCTTGGTGCTGCAACTCTATCTCTTTCAGCTCTACGTCTGTACGTCATAGTTCTTGACGCCTCAGTAGTTTCAGGTTCCATCATACCTTCAGTCTTCTCAATATCAACCACGTCAACGTCTTCTTCTTGTTCCCATCCTTCGAATGTTTCTTCAACTTCAGTCTCAGTTACACCGTGTTTAATTTTAGGATACTTGAATTTGTCTGCTTTACCCATTCCAACACCTTTAGTGCCTTGTGGTTGGTCTTCTTTGAAACCTTTATTATTAACCGAAGTTTTAGCCATTCCTGAACCTGCTTTACCCATTCCCATTCCTACTGCTTTAAATGCTTCTACTACTGAGTTAAGTTCTTCTTCATCAATTTCATAAACTTGTTCTTCTTTCATATTAGAAAAATCGTCCATTGGGATTGAATCCAAATCTAAGAAGTCTTCACCTTCTTCCATGTGATAGTCACCTTCTTCCATGTGATAGTCACCTTCTTCCATGTGATAGTCGCCTTCTTCCATGTGATAGTCGCCTTCTTCCATGTTGTAGTCTCCTTCTTCCATGTAATCCTCTTCAACTTCTATTTCGTAGATAACACCTTCTTCTAAATCCAACATTGGTTCTTCTGTATTATCGTCCATGTCTCCAGCTTGAATTAGATATTCATCTTCATCATCAATTAGATGAATGAAATCATCTTCCTTCTTAACTATAATACCATCTTCATCACCCATAGCCTTAAAAACTTTTAAAACTTCTTCAGGAGACGCAGACGTTAAGTCAAGTGGAGGCATTTCCATTTCATTATCACCTTCATCCTCACCACCTTCGATATCCATATCGAAACCTAGATTGGCTTCAGGTTCTCCCCCCTCGTCTTCAACATCAACATTAACCTCTTCTTCATCCCCCATAGGCTCATCAGCCTCAGGTTCATCCATTTGCGGTACTTCTTGTTCGTTTAGGGATTTTTTTGTTTGTTTTGAATCAATTAAAGATTCTCTCACTAATTCACTGATTTCTTGTTTCATAGTAGAAGCAAGTATTCCTTTTGCGTTTTCACTGATAGCGTTTTCGACAGCCTTAATTTGTAATAAGGTTTGTTCTACTATCGATCCTGTTTTTTCTGTACTCATTATTTTAAGCAATGCGTTACGCGTTTATTTTACAGATAAATATATCCTTATTGTAAAAAAATCATTATATTACAGTTTTCAAGTGAAAAAAATTGAGCATAAAAAAAGGGACACCGATTGGTGCCCCAAAATAATTTTTAAAAAATTATTAGATTAAATTTATTTTTATTCAATTACCTCATCAATTTTAGACTCAACAATCGCAGTAATTCTCCAATCCATTGAGTAGTTTTCATAGGCCTTTGTTACTTTTGCTTCAACATCCGTTGGTGAGTAACCTTTAACTAATTTTTCTTCTCTAATCTTTTTAATTTTTCCTGTGTTATCATCAACCATGTCAGTTGTGATTTTTGCTACAAAATATTTTTCGTCCATTTCTAAAAGTTTTTATTTACCTAAATAATCGGACAATCTTTTCATTAAGTCAACAGATTTGTCCATTCCTGAACCTAAAACATCAATATTATTCTGTTCTTCTAATTTTTCCTCGTAAGCGGGTCTGTCTTCTTTATTTAAGTAAAGATATGCTCCTGGCGTAGATGGTGAAGATACGAGGTCAAAACAAATTAATTCAAAATCATCCTGTACTTCATTTTGGTCTCCCTTTTTAACCAATGAACCAACACCACGAGAAGATACCCCCATAGTCACACCTTGTCTCATCATGTTAGCTGCAACATCACCCTTAGACGATACAATACCTCTTTCATGAAAACCAGGCGTAGTTAATAATTTAATCTTACCCATCAACACGTTACCTTCCCACCACATGTCCGTAATAAGGTGAGACACTCTATCTAAATCAATCAAGGAAGATTCAGGGTGATTTAATTCTGATATAGACATACCACGTTTAATAATCTCTTGGTATTTTTCAGCTTCTCTTTTTAATATATTTTCAGGATAAATCCTACCATTTCTATTTGGTACTCCGTGTTTTTGTAAAGTGGCATAAAAAACAAAAGGTTTGGAATGTTCCAATTGTCCGTATGATTCTTTTATAACTTCGGTATTTCTTGTATCGTTTGGGTTGATGTATCCTGCATCCCATTCCACAAGTATACCTTTACCGCTATCATTTGGTCCTAAAATTCTCATAATGTATTTTTTAATAAATAAATATTATCAAATAACCATTTCTGTATTTTTTGTTTTATTTAGTGTAAAAAACTTACATCTTTTTAAGTCATCTACGTAAATTGACGTTAATAATGATTTTATTTTGTTTCTTAGTACAAGTGATTTAAACTCCATAAATTTGTTATGTATAAAAAGGGTAATTTCTAAGTTTAAAAAACTTTTTTTACCTTTTTGAATTCCGCTTGTTCTTAAATCCAAATCTACTATTTGTTTTTTTTCAAAAATAGTAAAATCTAAAACCTCTAAAAGTGTGTGTTGTATTTGTCTTTTAATGTGACCCGTTATTTTTTCCCAATTGTCGTAGTCATCTGATGGTTGTATCCATGTTTGTAATACTATGTATATTGATTTCATTTCTTTAGAATCAACTGTACCGTAGTAACTTTTTGCATCATCAAAAATATTTAATTTTGATGTTTTTCCTTTTTTCATTCTTCATGTCTTAAAGTTTATTTGTTTAAACAATTATAACAAAATTAAATGTGGTTGTCAAAAATCAAAAAAATACTGATATTTATACCAAAAGGAGGAAAAAAAATATGATTATAGTACCAGTTAAAACACCTAACTCTATTGAGCAAGCACTCAAACAATATAAATTTAAAGTTTACAAAACAAAACAACTTGAGAAATTAAGGGAGAGACAGGAGTTCACAAAACCTTCAGTTATTAAGAGAGAACAAAAGAAAAAAGCAGTTTACTTACAAAAAAATAATAAGTAATTATTTATCTTGTTTTTTGTGAGTAAAGAAATCAACTGAGGTTAAACCCAAACAACCAAAAGCTAAAAGACCAACAGCATCAACTAAGGTTGTTGAAGGTTCGTATTTTCCACAACTAAACATAGAAATAAATAACGCTACTATTAGTGACAGACCACAAAGTAGCCCTACAAATCTTTTAGAAGAAATGCCACCGTTGGCTCCTTCCATCATTGATTTAAAAAATCTAATCATAATCCCTTATTAAGGTTTCTTAATTTATAAAGATTGTATCTATCGTATGGTGAATCTACAATTTTTTTAATTGTATTTTCAATAGTTGCAGTTAAATCGGAGTCTTTAGATTCATTAAGGGATGATTTCAAATTCGAAATTACATTTTCTTTTAGATTATCCATTTCTAATTTTACTTCGTCTTCCGACATAGAAGATAGTTCTTGAATAATTTTTCTTTCCGACTCTGAAATATTTTTTAATTCCATTTTAATATTTTCATCCGCAACTTTTATCATTGTGGAAATAGGTAGATTAACACTTTCTTCTAACTTTGAATTAATTTCTTCTGAAATTAATTTTGACTTTATTTTAGTTTTGGACTCTAAGACAGTCGACAAGTCCTTTATTGATTTTTTGTAAATAGTATTGTCTATATCCGTGTAATCGTTTGAATGTTCTAAAATTATAGAATTAATCCAATTACTTAATTTATTTAAATATTTTTGATTATTTTCAACCAATATTTGGGAATATTCAATACTCTCGTTTACATATCCCTCAGCTATGGATTCGTTCAATCCTTTTTTACTTGATAGGTCGTCGTATATATAATATAATTCTGATAAGTCTTTGTTTTCTAAAACCATAGATTTAAACTGTTTCATAAACGATTTAAATTCAGGTTTTCCGTACAAACTTATAGATGCCTTTTCTATTTTTGTTTTTGTAGTACCAAAAGTGTTCATAGTTTTTATTTAATAAATATTACTTATCTAATAAAGATCGCACTTTTTGGTCTATTTCGATTAACGAATTTCTACCTTTGGATAATTCCATCACGTCAGCAGCACTAAATAATGTCATTTCCTCAAGTATCAAATCAAGACCATCCTTATTAAAACTTTCTGGTGTTACACCGCCAGCCTCAGGTGCAGGAGCTTCAGGTGGTGGAGGGGCCGAAGCACCGCCAAGGTCACCACCCATTGCGGAATCACCCGCGTCAGGTGATTCACCACCAGCGCCAGATGAAGGTTCACCATCTTTTTTACCATATAATTGGTCTATGGTATCGAATAAACCTGTTTTTGGTATAATTTCTGCAGTTTTAGCTAATTCAGCAGCAACCGCTCTTTCGACTCTTTGTTGTTGAATATCTAATCTTATTTCTTCGTCTGAGAAACCTAAAACATGTTTTTTAGCCCATGATGCCGATACTGGTGCCACTGAATCTGCAATTGGTGTTACTGCGTCTTTATACAGTAATATTTTCTCTTTCCATAATTCTATTGATAATAGTTCAGATTGTTTTGATGGGTTATGTAAACCTAAAGTAAAGTTAGTTAACTCATCTTCAAACCCTAACAAGAATAAGTGAATGATTGCAATTTTGTTTAGTTCTGCAATCATAGATTTTTGAATTCTATTAATTGTCCTTGCGAATCTAATATCTAATAATGATAAGTTTTTACCATCACCAACAGCCTCCTCAAACCCTAAATAAGCTTTTGGAATTCTTAACGCAGTTACAAGTTTCTTTTGGATATATTCAATATCCGCTATCTCAGCTAAGTTAGTTCCACCTGGTAGTGTTTCTATAGGGTTTGTTGCCGCAGGGTCACGAACAGGGATAAAATAATCTTGGTCTACAGCCATTTGATTATATCTCATATCAACATTACCTGTTGAATGGTCAACAATTTGGTCTCTTTTAAATTTATTTGCAACTCTTTGTACGTAAGGGTCAACATCTTTGTCGTCCATGTTTCCAACAAAGACTTTAAAAACTCTTCTTTCAGGTGCTCTTGAAACTCTATATATTAACATTGCATCTTCAGATAATAAAAGTTGTTTCCAAATACGTCTAGCCTTTTCCAACATAGAAGTTCCATAAGGAAGTTTTCTATCATCACCTAAAATCCTAAAGTGTGCTATTTCCCAAGTATTGAATTCCATGTTCTTTTCTTTCCAAGTAAATTTCAAAGCATCGTTTTCCATTTCTTGTGAATACTTGTCAGGCTGAAATCTCATACCTTTTTCTAACCTTTCTATTTGAATGTTCGGTAATTGTTGACATCCAACAATACCCTTTTCAGGGTCCAACTTTAGATAAACAAAATTATCACCGAATTTACATGTATTTCTAGTCCACATTGGTAGATTTGTATTGATATCTAATTTGTTGACAAATAAGTCTATCAGTACAGATTTTATTCTTTTGGATTCTGAATAAACTTTTAATATTAATCCATCTTGGTCTGGTGTTGTTGATTCCTCAGAATATATGTCAAGAGCCGCAGATATTTCGGGTGTGTACTCCATAGACTCATAATCGTAATATGAAGCCATCCTTGTCGGTTCATAATAAACAGCTTGCTGATAAAGATTATTCTCAACTTTTTGCCACTGTTGACCAATGTACATAGTTTGTTGGGACTGTAGTTTTTCTTTTTCAAACTCAGTTTTGTCTGTTGTTTTGAGTAATTCTTTTTTATCAAATTTGAATACGGGTGATTGTTGGTCAAGAGTTGCGTTAGGACCAAATGTCCTACTCAATCTTTGCCATACCGTTAGTTTTTGTTCTGACATAATTTCTTTTATTAAAAAATAATATGGTTAATTATAAATTAAACCCTTTTACCACTGAATAACCATAAATACTTTTCATAATCACTTTTAGTTAAACTATTTCTTTGGTAACTGTTGTGGTCTCTTGTTGATGCAGGTAGTCCAGGATTAAAACTAGTATATTCATTTTGATAACTATTATTTTCTACAGACCATGATTCTAACATCGCTTTCGTTTGTTCGGTAACTTTTTCTAATAGCGCAAAAGACGTTTCTGCAACATATACTGCCATGGCGAAAGACATTATTAAATCGTCGTGTTGACCTTTTTGGTGGTCGGGTCTACCGTTTACGTAAACAAACGTATTCAACTCATTAAATAATCTCTGTGACCTTACTGAAAAATCATACCTTAACGCTTCCTCAAACGCTTGTATAATCAATACCCTTTTAGCATTAAAATTAATACCTGGTATTTTGTCATTAGCTTTAGGATTCCATTTCCATTTGTCGGCAGGGTTAACCCCATCAACATATAAATTTTTATATCCTAACTCCTGTAGTTTTCTTGATGTTGATACACCCATACCTCCAGTGATGTCTATTACTATTAGAGCACCGTACATGGTACCCCACTTATACGCAATTTCCGCCAATACATCGGGAGGTATTTTTCCAATATATTCTAAAACTTGTTCTCTATCATCAAAATCTATTATTGATATTGTGCTAAAGTCTTCACTATCTCCTCTTGAGACATCGACACCCATAATATACTTGTGGCCTATAATTGGTTCTTTCCACTGCCACAAAGCACCTCCCATAAATTTGTTTACGGGTTCTTTAATATGGTTTTCTTTAATTTTTTTCATCGTTTCAGGTGGTATAACATTATCCCCCGAACCTAAAAAATTACACTCTAGCTCTTGTGATATTTTTCTTTTATCAAACTTTAATTTTTTTGCCATGGCTTCAAACCATGAACTATATGCCTTATACCCCTTTTCTATCTTTTGTTTGATATCTTCAAAATTTCTATCACTTACTTTAATTTCTGTATAATCTAAGATAATCTCATTATCATTATAGTCAGCTCTATTTAACATGTAATGAATAATATCGTCACATTTTATTAGTTTTAAATCTTTAGAATATCTTGGATCTCGATACCAATACATTTCAGTTATTCTAAAATCATTCATACCTTTAATAGCTTGACTATAGATTGAATAATAAATTGGGTCAAATCCGTTTGGTGTTGAAATTACAATTACCTTACCTCCTGTTGAAAGGGACGCCATACATGCTGACCAGAAATCTTCATCGGCATTTATATATGCGGCCTCATCGAATATAAGAATAGTTGGAGTATATCCCCTAAGAGCATCTTTTGATGTTGCAACGGCCTTAACCTCACAACCGTTTGTTAATTTAAAATGTCTTTGTGAATTTTTTTCGTTAGAAAATGTTACTCCTAACCAAGATGGCCACTGCTCAACAAAAGCTCTAACTTTATTTGCCATCTCAACAGCAGTATCCATTTTGTTTGCAATAATCAAAATCTTTTCGGGTTTTGACTTTTTAGCGAAAATTAACCTTTTTGATGCCCAAGCTGAAGTTACTGTTGATACTCCTGCCTGTCTATATTTTAATGCAATGTTTTCTTCACATTCATCATAATCTTTTACAAGAGTTACTTGGTCATTGAATAGTTCTAATGGTACGTATTTAGATTGTGTATTATCGTAAGTTTGTAAATATGTTTTTAGTGCATAAGGTGTGTCGTTTACACACTTAGCATATTCTAATAATATTTGTTCTTTTGATAATGACATTCATTTTATTTTCTTCTTCGAATTACCTCAAGAAGTTCACCTTTTGTTGTATGTGGTGGTAAGTGGTTTTCTAATATGTTAAGTATAGACTCCTCCAATTTTTTAACATCCTCGTCAGTTTTCTTTTTCTTTGGTAAACCTTTGTGTTTTGTTGATGCAAAGTCCTCAAGTTCTTTTTTTGACATTTCTTTTGCCATTTTTTCTACTTTTTTGGAAACTTTAGATTTTGGTGTTTCTCCGTTTTTAACAGATAATGCCAACCCCATAATTTTT